GGTCAACAACCCTCCAGCTGAAATAGCTGTTGTGGCTGCAGATCTGATCACAGCCATTGAGCAGTGGGATGAAATTGCAGGATCAACCAACATTACCGCTCTGAACAAATACAACATTGTTTTTCGGGAGATAAGGGCAAAGAATGTCCAACCATCAATCGGCAACACAGAACAACTAATCAAGCTTTACTGCCAATGATCAGGAAACGCATATCAGGCAGTAAAGCTGTGCTTAAAAACCTTCACAAGGAAATTGCCAGGATTAAAGGGGCAACTCCTGCAGGCCTGCGCCTTGCTGCAATTATCATCAAAATTGAATCCATGAAAAGAACTCCTGTTGACACAGGGGATCTCAGAGGCAGTCACTATGTTGCAATTGATCCATCACCACGCCGCACTGTGGCAGAGGTTGGGGTCATGCAAGACTATGGCATTTATGTTCATGAAAACCTTTCTGTTAACCACCCAACAGGTGAGGCAAAGTTTTTGGAAAAGGCTGTTGGGGCAAAAGCAAGGGAAGCAGCTGAAGCAATCAGGAGGACAGCAAAAGTAAGATCATGAATCCTCCATCTGAAATAGTGCTTGATCACATCATGGCCAATGATCCATCATGGATTGCTGGCGAAAATGCATTCATAAGCAGTGAGCCTGAAGAGCCTGTTCTGTGCCTCACTGTTTTTGACTATGAGAGTTGGGTTCAGAACCCAAGCTTAAACTATGACATGGATCATGTCCAAGTCAGGGTCAGGTCATCCAGCTACAAGTCTGGATGGAAAAAAATAAAAAATATAAGCCTTCTCTTGAATGGGATTAGCCCCTTCAATTATGGTGATGACAGAGTTGAAGGGATCTGGGTTCAAGTGCCCCCAATGCCAATTGGCAGGGACAGCAAAGGGAACCACATTCTTGCAATGACTCTTCGACTGCTGATTGTAAGATCTGAAACAGGAAACCGCCAATAAAACAAAGCCATGTCTGNAAAAGCTGCATATATCAAAAAAGTTCAAGTGTCTGTTACAGGAGCAGCAGGCACATGGAAAAACCTCCCTGCCACATCCCCTTCCCTTGAGATTGGAGGTGATGTGCTTGATGACACCACCCTCATCAATGAAGGATTCCGCTCAAGGGTCTTGGGCTTGCACGACTTTAGCTGCAACGCAGACTCGAATTTTGAACCTGACAATGAAGCCCTTCCACTTGTCCGCGCTGCCAAGCTCAATCGCTCTCCCCTGTTTGTCCAGTATCTGCCGGACAATACGCAGGCAAATGGCCTTAAGGGTGGAGTGGCGGTGGAAACCTACAACCATTCCGGAGATGTTGGCGACCTGGAAACAGTGTCCATCTCACTTCAAGGAAATGGCGCACTTGAAGCCAGCACTGAAATCCTGTAACTTTTACGACCATGGGAGGCAAAGCAGCATACAAAGCCCTGATCAAGTCAACAAGCACTGCTCCTGTTGCAGCGCTTGTTGAGCTATTTGTTGCTGCACCCTCAAACCTTGTCATTGGAGCAATCACCTATTACTCCTACAGGGTTGGTGATGCAGCAAGAAGGATTCTTTCCAGGTCTGCAGGGTTGACTCTGGAGGCATGGGTCACAGATGAAATCTTCAGGGTTGACTGGCTTTCTGGCACAATACATTTCATGACAGATCCTGCAGGAAACTTTGAGGCAGCAACTTCCTTTTTCACCACTGTTGAAGTCATTGGGGCAAACTCCTACACCCTGGACATTGGGGGCGATGTCTTGACTGACACCAGCTTCAAGTCTGCCCGTGAAAATGGAGGATATCAGACACGTGTCACTGGTCTGCATGATGTTTCATTCAGCATTGACCGATTTACAGACTACGGGCAAGAATTTCTTGACTACAAGCGCAACCGCGAAAGGGTGCTTGTTGAAGTCACCCCTGGAGGTGAGGCATGTGGGCCATATGGAGGAACATACAGGGGATGGTTTGTCGTGGAGACAGATGGATTCTCTGGCGATGTTGGCGACCTGGAATCAGAATCAATTTCATTCAATCTTGATGGAGAATTTGAAGAATCCTTCACATTCATCCCTTGGGAAGCATAAACAACAAAATACAACAAATGAGCAATAATCCAACGTCAGAAAAATCAGTCCTGCGCAACTCAATCCTGTCCCGCAAGCACACATTCCGCAGAACGAAGGTGGTGGACAAGGAAACTGGGACTGTGTATGAAGTGCTTCAGCCATCAATTGCAGAACGGTCTGACCTGCGCAAGTCTGTCACCAAAGCCGGGAAAGATGGATTTGAGTTTGACTTCTTCAGATTCACAACCCTGGCTGCTGTCCGGTTCACAGTTGTCCCCGGCACCACAGAGCGGGTGTTTGAGGATGAAGACTTTGACCAACTTGCCTCTTGCCCTCCTGGTGGCATTGTGGATCAACTTTCTGAAGCAGCAGCAGAGCTGTGCAATGTTGAGGAGGAGAAAGAGGAAACAAAAAAGCCTTAAAGGCAGACTCAAGCAGACTCAAGATCATCTCAATGGCAGTTGAACTCAACCGATTGCCATGGGAAGTTGGAGAGTTGAGCATTAAAGAATTTGTTGAGTTGGAAGTTTTCTTTGAAATGAGAATTACAGCTCAGAAAAAACAAGCCCAGGATCAAAAAAGCAGAACCCCAAAAGCAAGGAGAAAAAGGTAAATGGCTCTCAATCTAGGATCAATGTTTGCTTGGCTGAGTGCTGACACATCTGGCCTGGACAAAGCAGAGAGAAGGATGGGCAAGTTTGTGCGAAACACAGACAAGGGGTTTGGCAAAGTCAGCAATGCTGCCCGTGCCATGGGAAGGGTGCTGGGAGTGGCAATTGGTGTAGAGACCATCAGGCGTGCAGCAACTCTAGCAGATGAATACAAGGGCATTCAATCCCGCATCAAGAATGTCACCAAAGAGCTTGGGACATATGAGGCAGTGCAGAAAAGACTGAACTCACTCAGCATTGACTCCGGGGCAGGGTTGGAAGGATCAGCAAAGTTGTTTGCCAACATCAACCGTGGATCTTCAGAGACAGGGGCAACCCAGAAGCAAGCCCTCCAACTCACAGAAACCCTCAACAAGTTGGGGGTCATTTCCGGCGCAAACAATGAGCAGATGAAGAATGGCATGCTACAGTTTGGCCAAGCTATGGCAGCAGGCATTGTACGTGCAGAGGAGTGGAACTCAATCATGGAGAACATTCCTGAAGTCGGGGTTAGGATTGCAAATGGATTAGGAATGTCAGTGGGACAACTGAGGCTCATGATCCTTGACGGCAAAGTATTCTCCAATGATGTATTTGCAGCTCTTCTTAAGCAATCAGAAGGGATCAATGCAGAGTTTGCTGAGATGCCAAAGCGCATGGGCCAGGGGTTTGAGGCAGCAAAGACAGGATCCATGATCTTTCTTGCCCAACTTGATCAACAACTTGGATTGACAACAGGGATAGGACTTGCATTCCAGTCCATTGGACAATACCTCTCAGGCGACTTCAGCACCCACATGTTCAGCATCTATAATTATGGGATGAGGATTGTTGACAGCCTTGGGGATTGGGAAACCATAATGCACAACATCAAAGGGATTTATGCATCTATTGGAGGCGATGCTGCAACATTCAATCAATCTGTTGGTTATGCAAACACTGTGTTCGGATTCATTGGTGATAGCCTTGTCAAGATGGGAGCAAACATTCGACTTCTTACAACATTTACAAAGTTGTGGGTGGCTGAATTTCTGATCAATGGAAAGCAAGCCCTGCAGAATTTTCAAATGGGATTCAAGATGCTGTGGGAGCTTGTGAAAATGTGGGGTGCAGATGCTGCAGCATTTATCTCTGGAGCATTCACAGGAGTCATTGAGGGATTGCTGGGTGGGATTCAATCTGCCATGACAGGCATTGGCAAGGCTGCATCTTTTGTGGGACTTGATAAGATGTCAAAGAGTCTTGATAGCGCAAACAAAGGCATGGAATCTGCAAAAGTTCATGTTAAAGGGGTTGCAGAAGAATGGCAAAAGACGGCAGAGAAAAGCGCTGCTGCCATTGACAAACTAACCAAGAAGCAGGAAGAGCAGAAAGACACCACAAAGGGGATGTTGGATCTTCTGGACGATGAGAAAGATGCAGCTGTGGGTCTTTATGAGGAGGAGATAAAGTGGATGAATTCTGCTGCAAAGGAAAGGGAAAGAATTTTCAAAGAAAAGCAAGCCCAGAGAGGGGCAGATGAAGCTGCTGCCAAGGCGGCATTTGATGCAGAGCAGGCAAGGGAAGCAGCTGACCCTGCTGTCAAGACCAAGTCCAAGGGCAGATCCGGGTCAAGCAAGGGATCAGTTGCCAAGGAAAAGATTGACAACACACTCCGTGAAGCACAACAAAGGTTTGCAGCCCTTGAGCAGTCGCTGATGAGTGAGCTGGATTTGGAGCAGAGATATCACCAAGAAAGCCTGGACTCACTCAACCAAGCAGAAGCTCTCCAGCTGGACTCCATCATACCCTTCCACGAGCTGAGGGAGAGGCTGGAGAGAGACCACCAGGAAGCCCTGATGGCCATTGAGCGGGAAAGGCTGGACAAGAGGTTGAGTGCCTGGGGCAATTTCTTTGGCA